GATTTATTAATTATAGATGATCCACATACAGAACAAGACTCGTTGTCTAAGAAAGCAATGGAGCGAACTTATGAGTGGTATACATCAGGACCCAGACAACGTTTACAACCTGGCGGATCTATAGTTCTTGTTATGACAAGATGGGCCGAGAACGATTTAACAGGGATGTTAATTAGAGGACAAAAAGAAAATAAAGCAGACAAATGGAAACTAATATCTTTTCCTGCAATATTAGAATCAGGTCAACCTTTGTGGCCAGAGTTCTGGCAATTGGAAGAACTTGAAAGAGTTAAAGCAACATTACCAGTTCGTAACTGGTCTGCACAATATATGCAGAACCCGACATCAGAAGAAGGCGCAATATTAAAACGTGATTGGTGGAGACCTTGGGAGAAAGAAGCAATACCACATCTACAACATGTTATACAAAGTTATGATACTGCATTTAGTGCAAAAGAATCTGCCGATTATTCTGCTATTACTACGTGGGGTATATTTACTCCAGAAGAAGGAGGCGCACCTAATTTAATATTGTTAGATGCTATGAAAGGTAAATATGATTTTCCAGAATTAAAAGCAGTTGCAATGGATCAATATAAATACTGGGAACCTGAATCTGTTATTATTGAAGCGAAAGCTTCTGGTGAGCCTTTGACCCATGAGTTTAGAAGAATGGGTATTCCAGTAATTCCTTTTATGCCATCTCGTGGAAAAGATAAACATACCAGAGTAAATGCGTGTGCGCCTGTATTTGAAGCAGGGTCCGTATGGTATCCAGAGGGAGCTCACTTTGCAGAAGAGGTTATTGAGGAATGTGCTGCGTTTCCTCATGGAGAGTACGATGACTATGTTGATAGTACTACACAAGCTGTGTTAAGATACCGTCAAGGTAACTTTATTGAAACAGGGTCCGATTGGAAAGACCCTATGGATCGAGTGCCAAAAGAATATAAATATTATTAGGAGCCCTTATGAAGAAAAAAGCAAAAGACATGTCTAAAGAACACGAGTCTATGGAATCAAAAGCTGAAGAAGCTAAAGAATATAAAATGGAAGAAGAAGGTTACGAAGAAACTGAATCTGGTAAAATGGTTAAATCAGCTAAAGGTGGTATGACTAAAGCTCAAAAGAAAATTGGTAAAGTCATGAGAGAATTCAAAGCTGGTAAATTACATTCTGGAAAAAAAGGTCCAGTTGTAAAAAATCCTAAACAAGCAATTGCTATTGCATTATCTGAAGCTGGTAAATCTAAATCACAAAAGATGGCAACAGGTGGCATGGTCCGTGGAACGGGTGCCGCGATCAAAGGAATTAGAGCAGCTAAATTATCCTAATGGCTAAAAAGAAAAAAGATCCTTACATGAGTCGCAATGAATTTAAAGAAGGATTCTACGACCAAAAAGATAAACCTCCTATTACTGCAGAAACAATGTATGGTAAAGGAACTAAAAAACAACTTGAGTATCCAACTGTTGATCCTGATACAAAAATGATGGAAGATGCAGCAGGTTATGTTGAAGGTGGATTTGCTAGAGGACAAAAACCAATTCAAATTAAAAAGGTTCCATTCAGAGGAATATTCTAAATGGGTGCTCTAGATAAAATTATCAAAGGACTTGGTAACAAGATTGTAGGAACTGGAGTTGATGTTACTGATTTAGTAGGATCAGATTTATTAGATAGTTCAAAAGGAGAATACGCAACCGTAGGTGCTGGTGTAGATATTGAAAAACAAAAACCAGTCATAGGAGCAACTGTTAAGAAGGGTCAAACAGAATACGGTATTGCAGGATCAAGCTCCACGGACCTCGGACTTGGTGCACAATATACTTCAGAAGATGAATCAACTACTGCTGGTTTTGGTGTATCAAAAAATCCACAAGGAAAAGAATTCAAATTTAATATTACTAAAAGATTTAAATCAGGTGGAGAAGTTGAAGTTGGAAAAGGAAAAGATTACATTAAGGATTTAATATAATGCCAAGTAGATTAAAACAATTATTACAGTTATTAGAAGAAGCTAAAATTAAAGGAGATACTGATCAAGTCGGTATATTAGAACAAGAGCTTTTTACCATGAAAGACAAGAAGCGAGAAGGTGGAGAAATCAAGGTAAAAGGTGGCGGATATATTAACGATTTACTGTAAAGTATAGTCCTAATTATCATTGCATGTTAGAATAAACTTGTTATAACAACAAGGAGAAACAACCATGGCAAGAAAAAAACTACAAGATTTAGCTAAGATTGGTTTGGGGTTAGCAGCCGCATATGGCGCATCTAAAGTATTAGGTAAATCTGCAGAAGAAAAAGGACTTGAAATCGCAAGAAGCGAAACTAGAGATATGACTTCTGATGAATCTATTGCTCCAAGAAAAGCAAAGATGACAGACTCACAAAGAATGGCAAATCAAGCAATGCAAGAAGATGCTTCAAGAGCAGCTTTTGCTTCTAAAGCAGCATCAACAGCATTAAATCCTAAGACAGGTATTTACGGAGAACCAGGTTCTTTAGAAGGATTCAGAGCTTCTGAAGCAGCAAGAATGGAACGTATTGGTACACCATTTCAAATGAGTGCAGAAAGTCCTAAAGCAAAACTTAGAGCAAGATTGATGAAAGCATCTAAAGGTGGATCAGTCGTTGCAAGAGGAAACAAATTAGCAAGAAGTAAACCTACAAAACTTTACTAATGGCTGAAGTCGAAAAGATTAATGAAGAAATTCTAACGGAGGACAACTCTATTCCTGAAGAAGGATTAGAAGTTGTTCTTCCTGAAGAAGAGTCAGTTCCGCAAGAAGTTGTAGAAGAAAACTTTTACAAGAACCTTGCTGAAGATATGGACGAAAGAGTATTGAGTCGTCTAGCATTAGATCTTATTGCCGACTATAAAAAAGATAGAGTATCAAGATTAGATTGGGAACAAACTTATGTTCAAGGTTTAGATCTATTAGGATTTAAATACCAAGACATGACTAGACCGTTCCAAGGAGCAACAGGAGTTACACATCCTTTACTTGCAGAATCAGTTACACAATTTCAAGCACAAGCATATAAAGAATTATTACCAGCAGAAGGCCCTGTAAGAGCAGAGGTTGTTGGATTAGAGACACCAGATATTTTAAGACAAGCAGAAAGAGTCAAAGATTTCATGAACTATATGTTGATGGAAAAAATGGAAGAGTATACTCCAGACTTTGACCAATTATTATTTTATTTACCATTATCAGGATCTGCATTTAAAAAAGTTTATTATGATGAAATATTACAAAGAGCAGTATCTAAATTTGTACCTGCAGATGATTTAGTAGTTCCATATTATGCAACTGATCTTAAAGATTGTGAGCGTATTACTCACCTTGTTAAGATGAATGAGAATGATGTTATTAAATATCAAAAAGCTGGATTCTATTTAGATGTAGAATTAATTCCAAAACAACCAGAACAAACAGCAATACAACAAAAATTATCAGAGATCGAAGGTGTTAAACCAAGTGGAGATACAACTTATCAATATAATATTTTAGAAATGCATGTTGATTTAGATTTAAGTGAATATGAAACAACAGCTGATAAAGAAGAAAAAAATATAAAAGTACCTTATGTAGTAACAATTGATGAAGGTTCACAACAAGTTTTATCTGTATATAGAAATTATGATCAAGACGATCCATTAAAAACTAGAAAAGAATACTTTGTACATTATAAATTTTTACCAGGTTTAGGATTCTATGGCTTTGGATTAATTCATATGATTGGTGGATTATCTAGAACTGCTACTTCTAGCTTAAGACAGTTATTAGATGCAGGTACTCTTGCTAATTTACCAGCAGGATTCAAGAGCCGTGGTATTAGAATCAGGGATGATGACCAACCATTCCAGCCAGGTGAGTTTAGAGACGTAGATGCACCAGGCGGAAACATAAAAGATCAGTTCCAAATACTACCATTTAAGGAACCAAGTCAAACTTTATTTCAATTATTAGGATTTGTAGTACAAGCTGGACAAAGATTTGCATCCATCGCCGACATGCAAGTAGGAGATGGTAATCAACAAGCAGCTGTTGGTACTACAATTGCATTATTAGAACGAGGATCACGTGTAATGTCAGCTATTCATAAGCGATGTTACTACGCAATGAAACAAGAATTTAGAATTTTAGCTGGAGTTTTTGCAGATTACTTACCACCAGAATATCCATACGCAGTTTATGGTGCAGATAGAAACATTAAACAAGAAGATTTTAATGATAGAGTAGATGTAATTCCAGTTGCAGACCCAAGTATTTACTCAATGGCACAAAGAGTAACTCTTGCAAATGAAAATTTAAAGATTGCAATGTCAAATCCACAGATGCATAACCTAAGAGAAGCGTACAGAAGAGTGTATGAAGCATTAGGAACTAGACAAATTGATGATTTATTAATTCCAGAACAAGAACCAATGCCAGAAGATCCAGCAACGGAGAACTCTAAAGCATTAAGAATGGAATTATTAAAAGTTTTTCCAGAGCAAGACCATGTTTCTCACATTAGTGCGCATGCAATCTTCATGCAAAGTAGAATGGTACAAACAAATCCAATGGTTTATGCTCTACTTCAAGGACATATTTCAGATCATATCGCATATCAAGCTCATGGAGAGGTTGGAGCAGCGATGTCAGAGAACCCACAGAACGCTATAATGCAACAACAAGATCCAAATGGCTATCAAGTTCAATTTAATTCACTAGTTGCTAAGCGAATTGTAGAATTAACTCAACAATTAGTACAAGCAGAAGGTGGACAACAACAAGATCCGTTAGTAATGTTGAAACAAAGAGAGTTAGATCTTAAAGCTTTAGATATTCAAAGACGTGCAAGAGAGTCTCAACAAGAAATGGAGAGAAAATCTTTTGAATTTGAAGATAGAATTGATGTTGAGAAGATGAAAGTAGAAAATCAAGAGCAACAAGCTGCACAAAGAATCAAAGTTGCAGAAGAAAAACTAAAAATTGCTAGAGAAAAACAACAACAGATGTTTGTTCCTAAGAGATAACCATGAAAATTGGTATTCCTAAGATTAAACAGCCTAAAATTAGTAAAATTAAAAAACCATCAATACAAAAAATCAAAAAGATCAAAATGCCAGGCGTAAGATTTGGCCCACCTCCTAAAAAAGGACCTTCTTCTCAAGGTATGAAATTAGGTGGATATATTTCTAGACAAAAGAAAAATAAATAGTATACATTTCTTAAAAACAAAAGGGATATATGCTAGAACAAAAATATAAATCGTTATCTAAAGAACAAAAATTAATATTTCTTGCAGGAGTATTTGAAGGTGAAGGATCATTTGGATTTTGGGGTAAAGCTAGTAAATCAAATAGATATCTTAGAGTGCAAATAAGAATGTGTGATGAAGATATTGTTTTAAGATTTATTGATTATTTTAAATTAGGTTCAATAAGTACAAGTTTACCAAAGAATATCAAACATAATAGAACATGGAAATGGACAGTTTCTGGAGATAAAGCCATAGATGTAATGTTGCAACTTAT